GGTCGGGTCGATGGCGTTGTATTCGTTGGGCGTTGACCACATGGGTTCCACGCACGCGAATCGCTCCAGGCTACCCTTAGGCACGGTGTTGGGCGAAAGCACCAGCGGTAGCGACGGGTCTTGGTTCTTGAGCGTGATGGCAATCTGCGCACGCCCAAAGAAGCAATCGTGCTGCGCGGCCAGCTTGAATACGTTTTTCAGGCCTAAGCGGTCGATGGCTTTGGTTAGTTCCTCGATGCGCTCATTGTCTTGGTTTGCATCGCTCTTTGGGTCATCGTCGCCGCCATTCGCGCCATCAAAGCTAATCCACTCTCGCGTCAGCTCACCGGCCATTGCGTCAGCGAAGGCGCGGTACTCAGGGCGCGTTGCAAGCTGGGCTAGATAGGGGTATCCGGGAAACGGCTGGAACCCCGCGCCATTGCACCCTTGCTGCGCATAGGCGTAAATGTCCGCGCACGAATCCATTGCAACCGCAGGCATCTCGCCCTCTGGCACCACGCCCTTAGGCAAAACGGGGGCGCTTAGCTGATAGCTCTTTGCCGCCATGCTCTCGCGCGCCTTATCCGCAGCACGGCGCAGCGCCAATCCTGCATCCATAGCGACGGGTTGATTTTGCGCAACTGGCGCGGGCTGGCGTGTGTAGGGTTTGCTTCGTTTTGGCACTGATGGCTCCATGGCGTAACTGGTTGAATTCTAACGTCTGCCTGCTGCAGCCAAAGCGGCAGGGCTGATGCGCATCGGGCCCTTCCCTTTAATCATTGGGTTTAGCGCGTAGCGGATGGCGTCAATGTAGTGGTTGTTGTCATCGACCAACTTTGTCGTAATGTCTCCGGTCAGTCTATCAACCTTGTAGGAGTACATGCGCATTTCCTTCTGCACTTCCTTGCAGCGCGGGTGTACGACGATTTCTTTGTAGCTGCGCATGTGGCTGATGCCATCCTCCACGCTGCCTTGCCACTTGGTAACGCCCTCGATCATTGGTAGGCCGTGGCGCTTCAAGTAGCTGATGGATTCTGGTCGCGCGCTGTCTGCGCGAATCACGGCCTTCCCAAACCCGGGAATGCGCTGCTCAATGAATCGCGCCGTGTCGTCCATCTCTAAACCCACCTTGCCCGCCTCGTGCTGAATCCACAGCCTATCGTCATGCACCCAACAAACAACGGCAGCGGTTGGGTCTTGCGCAAAACCGAAGTCAAGCCCGTTGTATGGGCCATTCCATTTATCGCCTGGCTCAAACTCGCCAATGCGGTACTTGCCCGAAAACACCTGGGCGTCCGAGTTTTCGCGGTACGCGCCGTCCCATATCCAAGCGTATGTCTGCGGGTCTAAGCGGTCGTAATCCGATTTGCGCTCAAGCTCCAGCACATCCGGGAACCATGGGTTGTCGTTGTAGTTGAGCTCGACAATCTTCGATTCTGGTGGCGTGCTTTTTCTGAACCGCTGGTCTGTGGGGCTGCCGTCAATTTCCGGGTTCCAAGTCAACCAGATTTCTGAATCGCTTTCGCGCACCGTTGGCAGTAGCTTCTGCCATGCGATTTCTGGCACGCCTTCTGCTTCGTCAATCCACGCAATCAGAATACGCGCGCGAGATTTAATGCTGTCCAGGTTGTGGCGCAGGCCGGTAAACGTGTAATCCACACGGCGATTCTTGGTGCGAATGAATCGCTCGCCAATGTCAAAGTAAGCATCCAGCCACGGCACTGAGCGAATGGCTTGCTTTACTTCCTCCATACTGGAATCTTCCAGGGAGTTCATAAACTCGCGCCCGCAAAGAATCGTTCCGCTTATGTGCGCTTCGGCAAACATCATCGCGCGAACAGCAGTCATCAAAGCGAAGGTTCGCGTCTTGCCGCTACCGCGCCCACCATGCGCCCCACGGTAACGCGCAGCCCCGCCAAAAACAGGGATTAACTTTGGTGGAATCTCAAGCCGCGCAACCGTCACTACTCGCCCTTCTGATCTGGCGCAACCAACTCAATGCGCGCGGGAATCATTGCGATGGGCCCGCCGTCTGGACCTGTTAGCTCTAGCTTGTTGGCGGAGTTCCATCCACCCATTGCATTCAGCTCTTTAACAGCCGCCACACGGTCGGAAGTCTTGCCGTTCTCATCACCCCCAGACGCAATCTCTGCAAGCGTTCTGAGGCTATCCTCGCGCGTCCAAATGGCCTTCTCTGCGACATTGGCTATCAGCGAATCATAGAAAGCCCGTACATTAGGATTGCTTAAGAGTTCGCTAACAGTTGCATCTGCGCTTAAGTCGGTTTTTGCTCGGCCTCCAGCATCGTAGTAAGCCTGGCGCTGAGACTTCCCCGCCACCACCCCCAGCACTACGCCGCGCTGTAGGTTTGTCAGCTTGTCCGCTAGTGCTTGCTGTTCAGGTGTTAGCGCCATTCTCTATCCTCTTTGGTTCATTGTGTTTGATTTTAGCAACTATGCGCGGCTAGTCCTTTGGCTGCACGCCTCGCGCTCGGATTGCGGCTGCGCACTCAATCAAATAGGTGGTGTTGGTCCAGAGGTAGATGGATTTCTCCTTGGCATCTACCACCCGTGCGCATTCCTCCCGCTCTGCTGCGGCCACCAGCGCGGCGAAGCGCTCTAGCTCAGCGACCACCGTATTGCCGTGAATGTAGCCAGGCTCAAGCAATCCGGCTTCTGTTGCCATGCGGATGACTTGTTCTCGGTTCATGCTTCCCCCTTGCGCGCGGCGTCGATGGCTTTTGTGAAATGCTCAGCAACACTGCCTCGCATTACATTCATAGGCGCATCAAGCCCAACGACAACAAAATTAGCGCGGCCTAGTTGTGTCTGTGCGCCTATTACCCGCAACACATGTTTCCACCGTGCCGCATCCTCGCGCGCTGCCTCCAGCTCGGTCAGAAGGGCGCGCAGTCGATCAGTCAGCGCCACATGCGCCGTGCGCACATCGTCGGCCATGCGTTGCTTTAAGGCATCGCTGAGGCTCATCTCTGCAATTCCAGCAGATATGCATTCCTTGCCGTAGTCGGCCACCAGCTTCATAAGCTCTTTCTCAGTCATGCCTTTCTCCCTACAGGGTTAAGTCGCGCAAACTCTCCGTGTCTCTCTATGGCTGCGCGGTTATAGGCGTGGCCGGCCTCATGTTCATCATCGAACAGTCCAAGGTAAATGCTCCGCCCAAACGCCTTGATGCTGGCCTGCCACTTCCCGCATCTTTTGTGCCAAGTGACGCCGCGAAACACGGATGCTCTGTTTTTTCTTTTAAATCCGTTTTGCCCGTTCTGGCTTCGCGTTGCTTCCCGAAGATTGCCGCGCATGTTGTTGAGCTTATTGCCGTCTCGATGATCTATCAGCACTCTTGGGTCGGTGCACGACATCACTGCACGATGCAATCGCACGGTCATACCGCGCCTCCCATTAACCGTCGTTTTCCGGATAACGTATCCATCCTTATCGAGCTTCCAAGCAAAGCGCCCCATCGTTTCCGCAATGTCTTCGTCAACAAGGAAAGTAGTTCCGCAGGTCGTTTTTAGCTCAACCATTGGACGCACCTTTCGCGCGCTCTGCAAGCATGGCGTCGGCCATGGCGTATGCATCCAAAGCCACGCCTTTTTTCCAATGCTCTGGATATCCAGTTTTGTCCATTTCCTTGCATGCCTCAACGTACACAGCGGGCAATGCCTGCGCAGCGAAATAGTCGCGTAGCGTGAGCCCTCCAGTTGACTGAGCCATATCACCCGCCTGCAACGACTGCGGGAATGCGTATTCTTGATTCATCACTTCACCTCCTGAGTGATCAGCATGGCCTTTGCGCGCGCGATGGCCGATTCTTGGCATAGGTAGACAAGGTAGCGTTCTAGCCACAGGTTATCCGCTCGGCCTCCATCCCATGTGATTTTGGTGTACAGATCCTCGGTTGTAATGCTCGGCACAAAGTACGGGATCCCTGTGCCTGGCGCTTCTTTTTCCGGCGCTGGCACCTCAACGCCGTTGACCAGGATGGTGCGCGGGGCTAGGCGGAACTGGCATGCGTTGGCGAAGCCATCAGACATGCAGTCGAAAATAGAAATGCCACGACTATCAAACAACCATTGATCAAAAGTCTTCCATTCTGCAAACTTTTTGATCTGCACCTTCTTCCCCTGCAAGTGCGCGATCAGCGCCTCCTTGAATGTCATTGTCATATCGTCACCTCACAAAACAACATGCACGTCTGTGCCGACCCACAAAGGCTTGCGCCCACGACCGCACCAGGTAGCGCCTGTCTTGCTGTTCAGGTGCTTAGGCTTGGCTTTCGCGCGCACTTCCTTGGTGGCCTTGAAGAAATCATCAGCTTGGAACCCTGCATCGTGAATCATCACGAGCATCTGGTTCTTTAGCTCACGCTTTGCAACCTTGCGCTCGGCGTGAATGCGCGCGTCCAGCTCGGCGCGCTCTACGATCAACTCTTGGTAGGTTTTCACTGTTTCCCCTTTCGTTTCAGTTCCTCTAATGTGCCACAGTGGCTAGGATTCTTGGCTACCGTTCGTCGGCTTTTTTACAGTTCGTCGCCATCGACAAAGAACTGCTCCAGCTTGAATCCGTACAGGTCGCATAGCAGGCGCACAGCCTGGCATCGCACGCATACCGAGTCAAACTCTCCGCACCGTGCTGCTGTCTCGCCTATCGCGATCTGAACTGCCTCGCGCGTTGTCAGTTGAATCTGTGTCACTTCTATCCTCCTACGGTTAAAAAACTGTCGCGCCCAAAACAAAAATCCGGCTGTTCCATGCACCCTGATAGCACCCCGCTTTTTACGGCGGGCAGGAATGCATGGAAGAACCGGATTGTTTTCTTCGGGTGCTACGCCGACCGGGATAGCTTACGGCATCCCTAGAATTTTTGCCAGCTAACCGTGCTGGCCGGACTGTTATTTGACAGGGTTCTCAGTTACCCCGGCTCATTAAGCGAAGGCAGCCACTTCAGCCTTGGCGGATGCCGCAGCCTTTGCGATTGCAATCTGAGCTTGTGTAAAAGCGTTTGCAGTTACTTCTTTTGCTTGATGTTGCCTTTCGGCGGGGTTCCGCTTGCCCCAGTCGTAAGCATCCATTTCCTCGCGCTGTCGAAACCAGTACAACCCCATCATCAGAACCGTTATGGAAATTCCCATATCGACCCTCATGGTGGAGCTGGCGGGAATTGAACCCGCGTCCAGCACGCACCCACTTCAACTTTCAGAGGCTTTCGCCTCATACGACCATTTACGCTAACTGCAGGGTGACGAACTTACCCACTCGCCGCGTATTGGTTGATGGCGGCCAGGTTTCCCCCAACCCTGCGGTGTGTCGCCTTATCGGCGGGGTGTCGCTTAACCATCACAGATAGGGGCCGGTGCTGATCTCCGGCTTGGAACCCAGCCGTTTAGAGCCGCTTACCAGGGTTCCGGCATGACGTAGAACAAGGGTGCACCACCTACGTCGCTCAACTTGTGTTCCAGCGCATCAGCCTGCGCATTCCCTATCTGTGATAGCCCCCGTCTTTCCGGGGTGTCATGATGTGAGGCGGTGCGCATTTCTGCGGTGCGCCTCAACCATCATTGAAGCGCCCTGCAATCAGGTGAGGCGCGGTGCAATTGCCTTGCGTACCGGATTCCGCGCTTACGCTTCAATGATAGCCCTCGCTACTTTCCCGAGGTGGTCAGAGCATATTTGACGTCTTCTTATGCTCAGGAAGTGGTTGATGGCGGCAGGTTGCTTGTCCTGCAGATATGCCCCGGGACGCACAAATTATTGCTTTCGTCAGCATATCGTGCGTAATCGTCACTGCGCATCGCAACTGCGCGTTCACTATCATTGAAGCGGCCATCCATTTCTGGTCGCCGTGGCGGAAGTGCTGAGCAACCTCTAGCCGCTTCAATGATGGCCCCAGCCTTTTACATCGCTGGGATGGATGTTGTGCATCTTATCGCAAATTTTCAGGCTGCACACGTTGTTTTTTCGCCAACTCCTGCAATTTCTCGCTAGCCTTAACGCCGCGCTCTGCCTGCCTGCACAGTACGTCTAGCTTCTTGCCTAGCGTCTGACGGATTTTGAGAACCCGCCCGTTTACACGTTCGTAGTCTTGCTTATTCGCGCACCATTGCAACGCTTCTAAGGCGTTTTGATGCTCGATCACAAGCGACATTAGCTTTCTCGCGCGCTGGTGCATTGCTGCTCTCCCTGCTTGGCTTGGGCTGCAAGGGCTGCGCGGTCGATGCGCTCGATTTCTGCCAGGATCAGTGCGCCAGCTTTTTCGAGATCGCGGCGTGGCGTAGACGGTTTCCACCAATGGGCTGCCCAAGGCCACCAGGCGGGCGGGCTAGAAGTTGGCGCTTCGGCAAAGAAGGCATGGAGTGCGTAGCAACCTGCCGCATCAGACATATCGCCTTCTGCATATCGGTCATCACTTTC